ACTTGCTTCATCTTCATTTTTTCAAGAACAAATCCTTTAACCGAAGATGTAACATTTATTCCGCGAATGTCTGCTTGTTCAACTGCGTCTGCCATTATTCTTTATCCTCCTCTTTTTCTTCGATTTCTTTTTTTTCTTCTATTGTCATTGTCCTCTTAACCTCACTCTGATTGTTTCACTTCCTGCTGTAGCTTCTTCTGCATAGCCTATCCATTGTCCGAGTTGGACTTCTGCTTCTGTCGCTGCTCTTATTGTATTTGCTCCACCAATAGCAACTTGTTCTCCTATTGTTATTGCAGCTGCGGTCGCTACTAATCCGAAAACACCTGATAAATGAACCGCCATAGAAGTCGCGCCATCGCTTGCAACTTTTTCAGCAGCAGCGATTCCACCAAACTCATCAGCAGATGCCGAGCTTGCTGAAACGGTGTTTGGGTCAGTTAGTTTTAGAATAGTATTTTTTTCGATTGTTGTTCCATCAGCACAAGTTCTCCTTACTGGATGCAGGTTTCTTGGAAGTTCAATGATTACTGCTTCATTTGCCATTAATTCGGAATAGATTTTATAGTTTAAATATTTTTCCTATTTACTTATTTAGGAATTTCCCCGATTTTGATTTTGTGCCAGTAATCCCGGTCGGTTAAATCTTTTTTTTCAGTTTTCGCAAGAGCTCGACCTTTTCCAAACTCCTCTTTTCTATCCATGAGGTCTTTTTCTTCTTTTAGAAGTTTTTCTCTTCTGTCATTTTCTGTTTTAAGTTCTTCCAGGTGTTTTTTAGATTCATCCACAACAGCTTTTTCCTGTTTTGCTTTTTTTGTTGTTGGTTTTTCGGGTTCCGATTCCTTACTTGAATCCGATTTTTCAGTTGTAGATTTTACAACTTCATCAGCTATTTCAGTATCTGATTTTTCGGGTCCCGATTCCGGTTTTGTATTTTCTATTTCTGTCATATTCTATCATAGAAAGTATGCTTTATAAATATTTCTAAAAAATTAAGGTTGCAGTATTTTTTTTAGTTTTTGGATTTTTAATATCTATTTGATATCTCTTTGCGCATTCAGTTAAAACATAAGTTCCGAAAAATATTAGAATCGGTTTGATGTGGTTGATAAAATCTAAATTTTGAGTTGTAGCCCAAACAGAAATAAAATATAAACCTGCTAATATCCCTCCGTTTCTTGCTACCTTGATAAAAAATTTTGTTTCTATGTTTTTTGTTTCTATGTTCATTTTTTATCTTGTGTGCCCGGCATTTTATTTGTTGTTTGTAATTCTCCACCTTTTCCTCTTTTTGCAGAAACTTTTCTTGCCATATCTTCCTGCTCTCTTGAAATTTCTAAATCAATTTGGATTGGGTCTTCGAGTTTTATATCTAAACCAATTTGATTTAAGATGTCTTCCTCGTATTCTAATTGCTGCATTATTATTTTTTCTTTGAAACTTACGAAGTTCAACTTTCCAGCAGCGAGGGAGACTTCGTCGGATTTTCCTTTCACTAATTCTGGAACACCGGATGATTCTGTAAAATAAGAACGCAAATGAGTTAACCAAGGAATAGGGTCTAGTGAGGAGTATTGAGGAGTTGCTACACGCTCAATTTTTTCTAATGTTCCTTTTGGGAAAACAGCATCTTCAAAATTCTTTTTTACTTTATCCAGTTTGTCTCTAATAGCTGCTAGGTCTGTTTCATCATCGGTGTTTGCTTCAAAGAAATAAGTTGGCTTTCCGTAACGATGAAAAATAACTGAATTATCACTCATCCCTTGATGACGCATTTTTATAATGTCAAGAAGTTTTTCAGGTTCCGGGATTCCGTGAATTTCATCACCGATTGCTTCGTTTCTGATATGGAGAATTTCTTCCGGCTTGAATGTTTCAAGAGTTTCTTTTTCACCTTTTATTCCACTTCCTACTTGATGATGACCACCATGACCTTTAATTGCAACTTGTGCATATTCATAAACAATTCCATATTTATCAGCACGAATCTCCATTGTTCCGCTGTCGAGAATCTTGATGTTCTTTAATCTGCCTGCTTTATCCCGAGGGCACCACGCATAGCCATCTCCACAGATTTTTGAAACTTTTTTTAGATTGTAGAAAATTTGTCTGAGTGTTTCTTTTCCTTTCCCTTTAATTCTTTTTGAGGCATCTTTTGCAGCTTTGTTTTTGAATGTGATTTTTTTACCAATTATCCAACGACATTCAATGTCTATGTTTGAGCGGAGTTCTGGAATTTTTCTGTAGAAGCCATGCCATTTAGTCCAGTCACAGAGATAGTGAATTGATTCTGTTTCTTGTCCAGGGATTTCGTAACCATCAAGATTTTTGTTCCAGGGTTCTTCTCCTGCGGTATAGCTTGTTGTAGAATTGTCATAGTCAGTTGTTCTTGCTTGTGTGGGGTCAGTGAGTGCCATGATGTGATATGATGTGAAACCTTGTTAAAAAATCTTTCGGTTTCCTTGTGAAACAGCTATTTTACTTGTTTTTATGCTATTATAGGTGTTTTTTTGTGTTTTTTTGTGTTTTTTCTTCTTTTCTTCTGAATTTGGAGTTTGTTTTCTGTTTTTCTTTGAATTTGGAGTTTGTTTTCATTTTCTTTTCTTTTTTTCTTTGTTTTTGGAGTTTGTTTTCATTTTCTTTTCTTTTTTTCTTTGTTTTTGGAGTTTGTTTTCATTTTCTTTTCTTTTTTTCTTTGTTTTTGGAGTTTGTTTTCTTCTTTTCTTCTGAATTTGGAGTTTGTTTTCATTTTCTTTTCTTTTTTTCTTTGTTTTTAGCGTTCTTTTGTCAAAATTAACTTTTTTTTATGTTTTTTGGAGTTTTTTTTTCTTAATTTTACTTAAAAAACTAACTTTTGTTTTTTTCTGAATTTAGAATTTGTTTTTTATTGTTTTTCTCAAAATTTAGTTTTTTTCCTTTTTTGGCTGAATTCACGATTCGGCGTTCTCCAGAGTTTTTCTGTTTCAATGCGCGAGCGCGCAGCGCGCGAGCGGAGCGAGCGCGCTATGCTGACCAGGCGTAGCCTGGCTATCTTTTCCCTTCGGAGAACTATGTTGAATTAACAACAAATTAAACATCACTTGCTTTTGCTAGGCAAAGTGTTCGATGCCTAAGCAAAAGTGTTGGAATGATTTGCTTTGTTGTAGGTGTGTGTGTTACTCACTCACTCTCACACACACCAAAGATAAACCGCGCGCGAGTTCGTCGCGGACGCGCGCGTATCGGAGAAGAAATCCCCATAAAGTGCAGAAGCCAATTGGGGATTTCTTCGACAGATTAACTAAACAAGGTTTTCTACAGGAAATCAAGGTTCAGGTAAACTAAACAAGGCTGTGGTGCGCCGGAACATCAGAAAGCCTTGTTAATACAGGGAACGAGCGGTTGAGCGAGTGACCGACAAGGCCTATCTTTTACAAGGTAAAAGCCGACGCAGTCGGAGAAGTCTGCTCCATGGCATATCTCTGGACTTCTTTGCCCTGCTTTACCACAAGGTGGTAAACTTAACTTAACTAACCTTGTTGCCAATTAGTTAAGTCTAAAGAGTGTGTGTGAGTGAGAGAGAGAGAGAGACGCACACAAATTTAAGTAGAATAATAAACCTTAATTGCAACGGAATCCACAAGAGGAGTATTTGTTCCACCGCCTGCATAAATTGCAGCGGATAATACAACGCCAAAGTCGGCTGATTCCACTTGCGCTTTAGAAATTGAGTTCCCCCATAAATTGCTTTGGTCTCCATAAGTGAAGTTTTCTTCTGTTGTGTTCCAGGAGTTTTCAACTGCTAAGCTATTCCCAACTACACTTCCGCCAATTACTAATTTAATCACATCATCCTTAACTTCATCTACGAAGTCCGCAGTTCTTTCAATCTTAATCTCAATTCCTGTTATTGTTACTCCTGTTGGGAGAGAAAAAGAAAAGTTAGTGCATTTAAGATATTCTGATGAGTTTAATGCGTTGCTTGTAAAACTTGCATTTGCATCATCACTCGCTTGGGCGTTGTTAGGGTCTGCCCATGCAAAAGTTCCGTATGTTCCGTCACTTGCAGTTGTTCCAGGATAAGTCCAGGCAGTTGAGCCAGTGGAACCAGGTGGGCCAGGAACTTCGATTTCTCCTTCATAGTGGTTTTCTTCGAAGTCTCCACCGCTTCTTCTAATTATTCCAGAATTAAAAATATCATTCTTTGCAATTTTATTGGTAAAGTTCAAAACCATTTAAGCATCCTGGATGAATTTATTTGTTCCTGCTTCTTTTAGAATTTCAATACATTTTTCAAATCTATAATTCAAAACACTAATTCTATCTTCTGCTTCGATTCGAGAAGTTGCAGCAGTGATTGATGAATAATCATAATTTAAAACATAGATTGCAGCCAAGTTCGACGCGGCTTCTTTTAGAATTTCTTTGACATCCACATTTTCAACAGCATAAGTATCACTCCAATTGTAACCAGTCACAACATTGATATAACTTTCTGCTTCTGAAATAAATTGATTAATATATGCTTCCACATTCGAAGTAGCGTTTGCATTTGCTCCAGCTTTTCTTTGGACTTCGGCGGTTGTTGCAAAAATTCCTGTGTCTGCCATTCAAAAAGAAACGATTTTAGGCTTAATATATTTTTCCTTAACACACCAACACGCTCTGCCAATGGCTTCTGCCATATCTGTGCTTTTTATTCTTTCTTCTCCCTCAACTCCTTCAAATTCAACTTTTTTTAATCCGTTGATAATTTCTTTTTGATTTAATAACTCCAGTTTCTCCGACGACAAAAGCCTCAAAATGTTTGAATACATATCTTGTTTTAATATTTTAAACTCCTTACCTGCGGTTCTATTATTTATCGGAATAATTTTTCTTTTGATTTTTTTGTTTTCCAAAAGAAAATCCACCAATCCCGCGCCAAGCCCGCCATCATCAATAAATACTTTTTTCAATCTATTTTTTAGAAGTTCATCATATCTTAAAATTTGGTCTCGTAATTCTGTCATTGAGGATTTTTTTAAAATCTCCGTGTCAATAATTTTTACCTGGTCTTTTTTTAATTGGGCCAGGGCAAAAATTGCTTCACTTCTTCCATATCTTGCCGGGTCAATTCCTAGATAATACTCTCCGAGTTCTTCCAAATTTGATTTATTAAAATGTGGAATTTTTACTGCTCTATCAATTAGTTCTGCGGGAAAATAAAACGCCGCGGACTCGTCAAACTCTCCGCCATAGATAACATTAAATAATTTTTCCCCTAATCTTTTCTTTTCTTCGTCGAGAAACTTTTTTGAAACGTGTTCAACATTCCACGATTGAATATGAATTTTTTTAAAATCTTTCCTGGAAAAACTTTGGAAGAAAAAACCTGTTGGTTTTCCGCGAGTGCTTGATAATAATGTAATCCATCCGTATCCTCTTTTTCGTGGTTCCGCCAACATCGGCATTATTGAATCCCAAACTTTTCGACCGATATGTATTGCCTCATCTGCGTATAAAAAATCAACAGATGGCAAGCCCTCTAAATAAATTCCTGTCTGCCCAACTGGATATTTAAAAATTTTATGGCCATTTTTCATGGTCGTCAATGTTTGCGTTGACCTACCAATATAATTTTTTCCAATTAATTTTTTAACTTCTTCATAGATATAGTTTTCTTGTCTTTCCGACGCTGCGATAATTAATGTTTTTAATTCCGGATGAGCTTTTGCAATTTCATAAATTCTTCTTGCAACTGATTTAGTTTTTCCAGACTGCCGACCACCTCTAATTGCAATGTTTCCCTGGTGTTCAATAATTTCTTTTTGCCAATCATAATATTTTATCATCTTCAATTATTTTCAGTTTTCTCATTAGTTCATAAATTAATGCTTCTACTTCCGGAAGTGTGAGAAAATTAAATCTCCTTAAAATTGTTATTGCAGCGTGCACGCCTTTTCTAATTTTGACAGTTCTTTCTCCTTGTTCCTCATCCGGATAGTGCAAGTGATGGCGTTGCCAAACTACTTTTCTTTTTGTCATTTTAAATCATCCTCTGTTGTAAGAAACATCTTTCCAGCAAATTCAAATAAATGCGATAAACAAATACCTCTATCTCTAAGTTCGTCAAGCATTTCTTTATCAACTTTTAAAGTTACATTTTTTTTTGTCATTGCCCAACCTCTTGAATTTTTTTCTCGATTAACTTTTTCAATTCTTTTTCAATTTTGATTGCCATTTCCATTTGTGCAATTCTTCCGTTGTAGTTCATCAAGATGTTTTCCCAAAACTGCCTATCCTTAGAATAGGTTTGAAATTCCGGGTTCTTCTTCAGTTGTTCCAATTTCTTTTTCAATCTTTTTTGGTTTATTTTCTTTGTCATTTTCGTTTTCTATTTCAGCGTTTTCTATTTCAGCCCAATCAAGAACAGCGTCGATTTCATCGACTGCCAATCTTTTGCTTACGTTGTATGTCACAATCATCCAATTTATTAATTTTTTTCTCTCAATTTCTTTGTCGTTTTTTTGCAGAGAAGATACAAACTTTTTCAATGCTCCCATCCTGGTTTCTTTTTTTAAAATTATTGAGTTAACCATAGTTTCGTTTGTTCAGCTTCTTCGCCTGCATAAAATCTTAAGTTGCAATAAATGCATCTGTAACCTGAAATCAATTGAATAATATTTTTGTCACTTTTGCATTTCGGACACTTAACTTTTTTCTTTTTCCAGTGTTTCATCTTCCATAAATCCCATTGTTTTCAGTTCATCAATTTTTTCTTTTAAGTCTTTTGGTGTGTCGAAATAAAGTTTAAATCGATTGCCTGCTTTTCCAAATTCATAAGAGTTTGGCTTTTCTGTTTTTATGATTGTTTCTGTTTTTTCCATTTGTTCCTCCTGGATTTAATTAGGTCCTGGTTATTTAATTGGTTCTGAATTTAATGAGGCGGAGGATGGTATGAAACTCCGCCTCTCCTTGTTGAAAGGAGTATAATGTTAAAAATTTAAAAAAAATTGATTGTAGCCCTGTTTCTGTGCGAAATTAAGCCTTTTTAGATGGTTTCTCAGTTGCAACTACATCCTCTGTTGGAATCGCATCAGTTACATATAGGACTTTCTTTTCTTGACCTGCAATTATTTGGTCTAAAACTTTTCCCCAAACAACCTTGTGACCTACCCACTTTTTCAATCCATCAACTGATAAATCAGTTTTCAAAATTGATGCAACTTTTCGAGCAGATGTTCTATTCATATAATATTGAGCCTTTCTTCCATCAGACAATTCAACAAACAGAATCAATTTGATTCTTTGTTTCTCTGCGTTTGGTGCCTGCTCGTCTTTTGTATAAGCTGGTGCTGGTTCAATTATTTTAGCCCATCTATCTTTTTCATCTAGCTTTGCGATTGACTCTCCGTCCACTGCTATGCTCCAAGTTTCTTCTTCTTTTGACATTTTTTTATAAACCTCCTATTATTTAATTTTGGTGAGTTTCAAAATCCATTCTTCCCAAGAGGAAACTTCCTTATTTATTTTTGCTTCCTCTTTTGCGTTTTGCAATTTTTTAAATTGTTTCTCCTCGAACTTTAAAACTAATGTTCTAATCATATACTATCATAGAAAGTATGCTTTATAAATGTATCGTTTTAAAAAATGGTCTTCCAAGCATCCCCAATATTGATTTGCGCGCCTGCAACTTCTTTCCAGGTGTCACCAATGTTAATCTGCATTCCTGAAATTTCTTTCCAGGAATCTCCTATGTTAATTTGGCAGTTAGTTCCCGTCGCTGCTTCGTCTCCAAAACCTCCTAAACTTAATGTATCATTTGTCTTTTGAGAATAACCGCTTTGCTCTCCACTCTCCATTTGGTTTCCGCTTTTATAATAATAACCTGAACCATAATCCGATTTTTCAATGGCTCCCGATGAAACCCAATAAATTCCAAGATAGTCTCCTTCTTCAACATCAATACTTAATCCCGAATAAGTCCTTTTTGCTCCGCTTGAATTAGTTCCTAAACTCGCAAAATCTCTGCAAGTAAAAGTTCCACTACTTCCTGAGAAAGTTCCAACTTTCACAGAAAATAAAGTGCTTCCAGACCATATCTCGATGGTGGTTATTGTTCCATTTGCATTTGCTGGATTTGCTAGAATTATGCTGGTATAACCTGCACCTGAATAAGTGCTTGAACGATTTATTGCATCTGAACCTATGTCAATTTCGTCTGCCATTTTAAGCTGTATATTGGATGTAGATTGTTCCAACTGGGAAGCCCGACGCTGCCGGTGGTGTGTCGTCGGTGTTGTAAAGAACTTGCGGAGTGAATTGAGTATCTGCGCTTGAATTATCTTGCGATAGTGTTAAACCAACTCCTGCATCAGCCTCGCTGTTTAATAAATAATCCGAATGTGCTTGTGTGTTATCTCCTCTATGAGTTGTATTCGCTGCGACATCTGTTGCGATGTCAATGCCATCGACGGTTCCGCTTACAATAATATTTCCAGTCACATCTAAATTAACTCCTGTTGAAACTAAATCTGATTCAATAACCAACGAATTTGTTCCGCAACCAATTTCAACTTTTTCACTTCCGTTTGTTGTTGAAACACAAATATAATGATTTGCTCCTTGTTGTAATTTAAAAGAATCTTCTGTGTTATCAGGCATTGTGATAGTAAAAGTTCCTGCTGTTGAAAAATTTGAACTCGCCGAAGTCCAATCAATATGCTCATTAGCAACGAATCCAGTTAAGTCGTCGTGAGTAAAATCTGAACTTATATAAGTTGTGTTTGTGTCAGTATAATTATCTGCGTGAATTACATCCGGAGCTTGAGAAATAGTCCAGTCAACTCCTCCCCCTGCATTATCATCAACATATTTTTTGTTTGCAATGTCATTGTCATTTGTTGGGACTTTTTCTACTTTTCCGCTTTGTAAATCAATGTGCTTTCTAATCGGAAAATCGTCGAGAATGCCTTTAGATTTTTGCCCTTCGCTGAATTGAACATTATCTTTTGGTCTTGAAAAAAGATTTGTTTTCGGTCTTGCCATTGAGTTTAGTTAGAAATCAAAGTATAAAAATTTTGTTAATAAGGAGCAAGTTATAAGAGATTCAGTGATGTTTAGATATCAGAACAATTCAGTGCTTCATTGTTCAGTGATTTTTCCTTATTCAGTGATTTTTCCTTATTCAGTGATTTTTTCTTATGCAGATGTGATTAATTCTAAATTTGTTCCATCTACATTAATGTAAACTTTACCTGCCACAAGAAAAAGTTCTCCTTTTTTCCCAACATATGCACCGCCTTTCGTCGGTAAAACAAGAGCTATTGGTTGAACTACATCTCCAATAATTTCAGTCATTATTTTTTAACCTTAGATTTATTTTGATTTGTTCCTAAGTTTTTCAACTCGTTTAGAAGTTTAGAATATTGTGGTAAATTCTTTTTTCTTGTTCTTGCCATTTCAGATAATTTCATTAAAAGAACTTTGATTTTTTTTTCACTTTTCTCTTTTGAAAATTCCAGGTATGATTCTAGATCAATCATCTTTTCTGTGTTTTTAATTCCATCTGGATAATTTCCATTTTTATCTCTTTGTTCATGCCACTTCAAACCTCTTAACAATTTTCCTTCATAACTCATTTTTATGCTTGTGTATTTGTAATTATATGGATAGCTTCGGGGTGTACTATTTGGACTACTCCAATCTCCCACGCACTAATTACTTTTTTAATTCCTGGATGAGCTTCTATTGAAACTTTTAAGGCATCAAGTTCTTTGTAAGTTACAGCCATATTTCCGACAACCATTGCGCATTCATCAGCGTCGACAGCATTGGAAACAATTATTTTCCCGCCCACCACTTGACCTACAACACCATTTGAAACAACATCAGCAGTTTTAAATGATGGATTGTTAATCACTTTTGAGTTCATCATTAGATGAGCATAGTCTGTTGGACTTACCAAAATGTATCCGTTTTCTAGGAAGTCATAATTGTCAATAGCCATTTCTTCAATCCCACGAAGTAAATCTCCGATTGGGTCTCTATCTGCTACAACTGCATCATCCCAGTTAGCAGCTGCGGCAGCAGTGTTTACATTTGCGTCGGATGTGATTGTTGAATAAATTGTTCTATCTACGCTATAAGCAATAGCATTTCCTACACGAATCACGGTTCTTCGGATTGTGTCAAAAGCATTTGAGATTTCATCTTCATAAGAAACAACGCTCATTCCTGCGTGTTTTGCGTGCCAGGAATTTTGCAAAGTCCAGGTTGGCTCTAAATATGGAAATTCTGCAAGTCTAGGAACTCCTTGAATATTGTGTTCTGTTCCGCCTGTTAATTGGTCGGAAGTTTCTTGATAATAATCCTCTCTCCAGTTTGAAGATTTTTCTACTAAGCAAACTTGCTTCATCTTCATTTTTTCAAGAACAAATCCTTTAACCGAAGATGTAACATTTATTCCGCGAATGTCTGCTTGTTCAACTGCGTCTGCCATTATTCTTTATCCTCCTCTTTTTCTTCGATTTAAG